GATAATTACCTGCATCTGAACCTGCTTCAGCTGGAACTGCTTCCACCATAGCTGTTTCTAAATAGTCTTCAAATCTAAGTCTCGTTTCGTGCTCAGATTTAAGATACCATAAATATCCATTAGCTCCGTTTTCAGACTGGATTTCAATCCAACCAATTTGAGCCATATCAGAACCAGACACTGCATACTTGTCTTTGATAATAATAGGTTTGTTTTGAAAGATAAAATCATCTGCCTCATTAGAACCAACCATTCCATTTGTTCCTTTTGCAAATTCAGAACCATATATAAAACAATCTATAGAACCTGAAGTAAATGCAGGCATACCTGCTGCTTCATAAAATCCTACACTAAAAGTTCTAGCTCCAGCTCCAGCTCCAGTAGGTGCTACAGTTACAATTCCTTTAGCTGATAATGTAGATCCTGCTACAGAAGAACTTAACATTACTGTTTGTCCTGCTCTAAGAGCTGCCAAATTTGGCGAAGCTAATGCTGGATTAAAATCTGCTGCTGGAATAACGAATACTGCTGTATCAGAACCTGCTCCTGATCCAGTTGTTAAACCTTGGTATTTATTGTGTAACCTTCCTTGTTCTGCCCATTTGATAAGGTCAGAGTTAGAAGGCATTTCAGCGCCTACCATTCTTAAGAATGATGCTACTGTTCTATTCCCGTATCTTTCGAATTCTTTTTCGTAAGTGTCAGGAAGATATTGCTGTAACCAAGTAAAGTCTGCCGAAGACAGATAATTAGTTGATACAGGGACTTGTTGTGAACTCGGTTGTAAATCGAATCCGGGTACCGCTTGTACTGCCATAATAATTTAAATTTTTAATTTGTTAAACTTTTTTAATACTTCTAATTTTAAGTCCTCTTCCACTATTGGTATCTCCTACAGCCCTTATTCTCATACCATCTTTTGTGACAGTTTGTTGAGCAGCGTTTCTAATGTCCATGTTTATGTTTTTAGATTTTCTAGAAACATTATCCACAGTTGCCGAAACACCTTGGTCGTAAAAAAATTGAGCAAATTTCTCAGGGTTCATAGCTACTGCTAGTGAACGATGATATCCCTTTGGATCGGCGATTAACCCTGTTTGTTTGTCCATGTATTTATTAACAAAATTGTTAAAATCGGACTGCACATTTTTAAGCTCTTCACCTGTCCCAGGTTTAAAAGTTATATTATTATCTCCCACATTAAACTCAAAACCTTTGAATTCATTGTTAAAAACCTCATCGGTTTTATCTAGGAAGTAATTATACTTCTTTTTGTTTTGCTCCTCAATAGATTTAGATTCTTTAAGATAACTTTCATAAGCATTTAAATTTTCTTGTTGATCATTAGATAACTGATCCCCGCTTGACTCAAGAGGCATTTTGTATTTATCTTTGTGCTCATTCAAAAACTTTTTCGCTTTCGCAAGTTCTCGTTTTTTTGCTAGTTTTACTCTCTTAATATCGCGAGGCTCATCTAATTCTTCATCAAAACTAAATTTTTCCTCAATAATATCTTGAATGTCAATATCATCTAACCCATCTTCGGTTATACTATAATAACTAGCAAGTACAGAGTCATCTTCCATAGAATCGTAATCTTTCTGTAAATTATAGAAATCTTGGATTCCACGTCCAGTGTCTTTTTTGTACTTTAAATACGCAGACACATCTTCAGGTAATTCTTCGTTTGCTTCTTTTTCCTCAAACAATTCATCAACTGAATTTATATCTTTGTTGTATCTATCTCTAATATAAGAAAGAACGTTTTCATCATTTAACTCTGATGAGGGAGTTTCACCAATTGTCTCTGATGAGGGAGTTTCTTTTTCAGTATCGTTTTCGTTTGAAACCTTTACTGTATCTGTTTGTTCTTTTTGTTGCTCACTGTCTTCAAACTTCTCTTCATGTTTTTGTAACAATGACTCTTCAATTTCAGCTTTGGACTTTTCTTCTTTATGCCCTAAGTCTCTTACTTTTATTTCCATAATATTAAATTAGATTAAATTTTAAACAAAGTTAAACAAAATTTAAATATCTTTTTAAGCTTATCTTGGCTCAAACTCTGCTAAATCAAAACCATCTAAACTATCTTCATTTGATTCAAAATTTATTGCAGGTAAATCTCTTTTCTTTTGTTCTATCATTTTAGATGTTTGTGTTGACTGTTGACTTATACGCGCATCTTTAGCATTTTCTCTTTCAGTTTCTCTTGACTGTAAACCTTGTTGCTCAACACCTTTTAACTGCATTTGAAATTGAAACTCTGTCTGCATAAGTTGTTCTTTCAACATTGCTTCATTTTTAAGTTTCTCTATTTCGAAACTTATTTCAGCTTGTTTAACTTGCATTTTAGATTGAGTTTCCATTTGGACTTTTTGTGCCTCAAGTTGAGCTTTAGCTTGTTCAGCCTGCATTTGCATCTGTGCGGCCATTTGTTGCTCTTGCATTCTTTGTTGTTGCTCTTGCTCCTGCTTCTGTTTACGTTTCAATTTTAATAATTGATTAGCCATTTTAAGATTGTTAATCTCTCTAATATCAATAGCATCTTCTAAACTTATATTTTCTTTTGATAATGCCATTTGAATATTAGCTTCTAACATCGCTTTTTCTTCTTCATCAGGAGACATCTCAATAAATATACCGAAATCATAAATGTATAAATCTTTTATTTCTTCTAAAATACCAGAATTATATTTACCTATTTGCATGACAAATTCATCTTTGAAATCTGCAAATTCTAATATATCAGCTGTCCTTATAGATAAACACTCTGCTAAAGTTCTGGTTATAAATAAACTACCATCTAATATATGTCTAGTTGCTGTATTAGAATTTAAAGCTGCTAATTTTTGAACACCGACTAAAGAGTTAGGATCTGGTGTTGATCCGTCTCTGGCTTCATTCAAACCTGTTACTGATCTAATCATGTCTAAATAATGATTATAATTTGCTATTAACATTTGCATTTTACTAGAACCACTGTTAGCAGTTAGTTGTTGTATAGGTACTTTAGCATTATTAAATTCACCATCTTGAGTATAACTTCTACCAATAACACTACCAGTTTGGAAATATAACCTCAAAGCATCTTCTGGATTATATGCATTACCTGTTCCTAAATCAACTTCATTTAATCCATCAGCATCAATAAAAACACCATCTGGTACAATTCTAGAAACTACTTGTTGAATTTTTAAATGAGTCATTTGTATCAAATCAGCAAAAGGAATCATTCTTCTAACTAAAGACTCTAACTGTCCTTTATACATTCTTGGCGCACATGCAACATAATTTGGCATAGCAAATTGATTTGCTGATTTTGGTCTTACCATGTTTTCGGCTAATTTCCATTCTAAAACAATATTAGTACCCATTACCATTACACCAGTATACCATACATCAATTCTTTTTTCTACTTTTTCAAAATTACCTTCCTCCATCATTTCTTGTGGCGGATTAAATTGGTCATCTTTCTGTACAGTCTTGTACGAGCCATCAGATAATTTTTTTCTTTTATATACAAATGAGTGTGTGGTTTTATAATTAAAATATAATAATGTTGCAGTATCTCTATAAAACATACTGTTTTCATAAAACTGTGATGTATTAAAATAATTATACCATGATTGACTATATTTAGCTATCTCATTTAAATCTGAATTAGTTAATGATGGATCAATTTTTATTAATTCCGTCATAGGTACTGTTTTAATTTCACCCCAATAAAAACAATCTTTGAAATAAGGATCTTCAGTATAACTATACACTACATTAGCAGGATCAACATAATCTAGTTTTACACCTTGTCCTAACAGAAATTCATGTTTGGTTATTCCTATGCCTAATGTAGTTAAATCATAATCAACTCTATTTCTAATGTCGTTATAATGATTTTCAGAAAACAATGTATTTATTGCAACCTCTTCAGCAATTTCTACAGCTGGTTTATATTTCATATTCATATACAATTCCATTTCCTCATCTGATTCAGGCAATTGATCAGGATCGGTTTGAAATACATTTATGCCAAACTCTTCTTGTATCTGATTAAATAAAGGTTTTGCAATTACTTCACCTTCTATTTGTTTTTGAAACTCATTTCTTTTTTCGGCAGACATTGCGTCTTCGGCATATGCTTTTACTTTAAAAAGTCTGTCAGACATGCCATTTACAACGATGTCAACAAACTTTGGTATAATTGGGACAGGAGTCCAGTCTAAATTTAAATAAGATAAATCACCATCTATAGCTAATTCGTTTTTATATTTAGCAATAGACTGTTCCCCTCGCGCGTACAGGCGCAGGCGCATGAACTCACCCCATTGATCATAAAATCTACATGAACCATTATCTCTTCTAAACCATTCATATTGTATTGCTTGTCCTATCTGTAAACCATATTCTACTGTGTCTTTTGTTGAGTCTGAAACAAATTGATCAGGAAAAGCAGCAGATTGTATATTAATTGTAACGTCTTTCATCTTTTAAGTAATTGACTAACTGAACTTTTGTTATTATATCTTGCAAAGTTAATGCTTATTTTTGATTGTTTTTGAGTTGGGGTATATAGGTGTTTTTGATTAGACATAATTGCTAACCCTGAACTAATAGCAGCATCAAATCGTGTTCTGTTGTTTATGTCAAATTTTGCCCAATCTTCTAAAGTTCTTTGAAAATACATACTTCCCATTATATCTTTATCTCTATATGTTTCTTCTAAATCCAATCCTATATGTTTTTCTATATAAGATTCAATTGCAGATGCATGAGATTGTTTTACATCTTCTGAGCTATTAGGTATACCACCTAATTCTCTTTCTGTTTTTGACAACTTATTATATTTTTTATCTGGTCTATTTAAACAATACCCTCTATATCCTCTATTTTTAAAATGATATAATAAACGTGGTTTATTATTTTCACATAAAATTGGCATACCATAAAAAACACAAGCCATCAAGACTTCTTCAAAAAATATCTCAGCTGTTTGTGGTCTGGCTATATATTCAAGAAAAAATTCATTACTAGGTGCATCATCCATATTAAATTTAGTAAGCCCATGTAATGATCCATTAGAACCTTTCCCAACAACTACTCCAGAAATATCATAAGAGTCACAACCAAACGAGCCAAGATGTTCGTTCCCTGGTCGTTTCTGCCCTCCTCTTTCTATAACGTTATTTTGAAGCGAAGCCTTTGGAATGTAAGTTACAAAAAATCTTCCTCTTTTATTTGGGCTCCATATTACCTTAGAATCTTTAATTCCATCTTTCCAATGAAACCCACCTTGAGTTACATGATGTTGCATTATTAATGAGTCATTGTAATCTATTTGTTGATATATTTTTGTCAAATTAAATAATGACTGTTTACTTTCATCTCTAAATGCATGAGACTCAGACCTAGGGAATTGTCTATAAAATTCATTCAATGCATCTGGATCATTTTTTAATGACTCTACCTCATTCTCCCAATAATTAATTGCACCTTGATATATTAATTCGCCATCTATACCCATAATAGGTTCTTGTGGGTTTTTTAACACTGGCATTCCATGTCTGTCAATAAACCCTTCCATATTCCATTCCATAGGCACAAACAGATTATACAAACCACTTTTTGTTTGTCCATTGGAATTTCTTTTCATACAATCAGAATCTTCATATAGGGATTTAAAATTTGCACCCCCTTTATCTAGAGCATTAGAAGTTGAACCCATCATACACTTACCTATAACTTTACTACCTAGTCTAAGACATGTTTTAGTTACCCTCCAGTTGTTTAATATGTTTTCTGGCCTTTCCCATTTACCACTTTCATCATGAAGTAGAAGTTGTAACTTCTCACCATCATAACTATTGTCAGATGTATTCTTCCAGTCAATGGTTGTATCTAAGCCTTCTAATTCTTCCTCATCTATAACATACATATTTTTTTTAGTAATCTTAGAAGCAGGAACTCGATAAGCTAATTCTGTTTTAGGTTTATCCATACCATCTTGTATGGGTTTAAAAAAGAACGGATAGTTGTTAGATATTGGAACTATTTTATCTGTAAACATTTTTTTAGCATCGGCACCAGTTTTAGATAATATACCTATTCTAGAATCTTTAGTAATTGTTGCAGTGTTAACACCTTCACATGAACTCATAAAAGAAAATCCTGAACGTCTTATTTTTAAATAACACATACCAAAACTTCTTTTGTCAGCTTTAGATGCTTCCCAAAATATATAAAAAAGTCTATTCGCTTCTCTAAAATCTGGATGACCAACATCAATTTTTGTCCATTGCAGATACATATAATGAGTGCCAGTTATATAGGTTGGCTCCCCATTATTCATAAACCAAAAACCTTCTTCTCTTCTATCAAACTCTTGTTCTATATAATCTACCCATTTATTTTTAAATTGAGGTGGGGTTTCATGCCAATGAAATATAGATTGTATTTTTTTTAATTCTTTAGGTAAAACATGTGGCTCCCAGTACTGTTCTTTGTTTTTTTTGTCTCGCGTGTGCACGCGCGCGGGAGGTTTAGGTAAGGCTATATTTAAACCATTTATATTTATTATTTGGTCAATTTGCCCAGTTTTAGAAATAACTACAAAATCATATTTAGGATTATAACCATATAGCCATGTACGAGCTCTGTTTTTTGTTGCCATAACATTGTTCGGCACAATTTTGTACAATTTTCTATATAAACTATTTTGATCTTGATTCTGCAAATCCTTTAGGTGTATTATTTTTTACTATATCAATTCCATCTATTAATTGCTTTTCATCTTCAATTCTTTTTAATATCTCGAATGCATCAAAGATAGCAAGTTTTTTTGTAGCGGCTGCATTTTTCAATCTGTCAGCTGCCAACTCATCATCTTTTTCGTATTTAATAATATCTTCTTTTGCTACTTTTATTAATTGTATAACTGCTTTTTCACCAGCTTTAATTATTTCTTCTTTTATTTTTTTACTATCCATCATAATGTTAATGCTATGTTGTTGGTAAACATACGATATAATTTTTCATCATCAACATAAAACTCATATTCACTATCAGGAGTGAAACAGACTTCATCCCCTTCATTAACACCTAATTGTTCTAATTGTTTGTTTGAGTATTTTATTACACCATGTAAGGGTTCTTCCTTAACACCAATGCCTTTTAAATAAAAATCTTTTTTAGGAATAGGTTTTACAAAACAATATTTGTCATGACCATACCATTTACCTTTTTTGTTATATAAAAAAAACTGATCATTGTCAATAAAAAATAAATCATCTTTAAAAAAACTTTTACCACTTTTTTCTCTACCCTTCATGTCAAAATAAAATTTAAAAACATTGTGATGAACTAAAAGTATATCTCCTTTTTTTATATCTCCAGAATAATTTACTGGTGTAGACACAACTTCTGCATGTCTATTAGATGCTTTATGGTCTTCTTTAGAAACACTGGTTATAAAGTCAATACCACCAATGTCTTTTATATTATCATACCTTCTCCCTTTTACTGGTCGAACTATGAAAGAATGTGGTGACTGCATTAAAAGTTTAGATTATATTCTACAGAAATAGGCATTGTGTTTTTAAACTCCTTCCACATAATTAATTCTTGATTCTTTTCTATCCATATTTTAAATG